TTAGATCCTTCAGCATTTGATGCCGCTTCAAAGTCACCACGAGAGGTGTCTGCTGGAGCGTTATGGTACCACAGATGCCATTCAGCGTTAGCAGCACCTGAACCAGATACGATCATAGATACAGTATTTCCAGCAACAGATGTATGTGCTGGATATATTGCATGAATGTTTGAACCAGTTACAGCCCATGCTCTTGCGCCGTCTGCGTCTGCACCGGCAGGTACATCAAAAGTGATCTTCCTAAGTTGACCAGCTGCTGCTGATGCACTTAGTGCAGAATCATGACGTACATCTGCTACAGATGCGGTCGCGTGTGTTTCATTTTCTGTGGTTTTTTCTTTATCGTTGATCGAGTATCCCCACTTTCCGCCGCCGTAAAAGCCGCCTGCGGGTTCGCCAGAGCTGGAAGTATCACCGTGAAGGTCTGCACCTTTCGCGTGTAATTTTCCACCCTGCATGGTTGAACCATATTTAAAGTCTAGATAAAAAATCAGACCAGAAGGTAGGTTCATAGGTTGAACAGAAACAAATTCCTGTGCTGAGAGTTCAGCAAAAATTCTACGGACCAGAGGAAGGGCAACGCCACTCCACTGTTCTTGATTAGCTGAAGTTCCCACTTGTGAAGCTTCGTCGATAAGCTGTTTTGCTTGGTTTTCCAAGAGAACTGCCATACCGGTATGTTCACTCTCATTCTTAAGTCCTTCAAGTAAGCCTGTAGGCTCCCATTTGTTGACCAATTTACGAGAGGAAGCTAAAAGCTCATTATGAGGATTGTATCCGCCCATCACGTCTTTAATTTGTTCATTATAATTAGACACAATGTTTCTCCATTAAATAATGTTAGCTAGTTTTTTCATGCGGGCTTTAAAGTCCACATTTTCACCGATGATAGCTTTCTTACTTTTCGTAGAAGCTGCAGGTTTTGAAGCTTGGCTTTTCCTACGAGCTGATTCGTTAACAGCACCACGTTTCATTGCTTCAGCAAATGTAGTATAAACAAGTTTAACTTCGCGAACATTAGCCGCTCTGTCAAACTGCTCAATTACTTTCATTTTCTGTTCTTGTGAAACGTTTCTGCTTCTAAACAGCTTGTTGGTATAAAGAAGTTTAGCGTTAAGAAGGTTAACTTCAGAAAGCTTGTCCTTCAAATACTGTACTGTTTGCTTGTACTCTTCGAGTTCAGCATGTACAGCTTCTTCAGGAGCAGGAGCTTCTTCAGCTTCTTCTTCATCACCTATTTCTTCATCGCCTTCTTCAGATAGTGCTTTGATAATAGCTTCTAAGTCAAGTTCTTCTTCAGCAGGTTCTTCTTCAGGTTCAATAGCAGGTTCTTCTTCAGCTTCAGGAGCTTCTTCTTCACCTTCTTCTTCACCTATAGACATCTCAGCTTCAAGTTCACGTAAGACTTCTTCAAGATCTACGTCTTCAAATGGTGCATCTGCTGCTTCTTCATCGTCTTCGTCGTCTTCGTCGCCAGCTTCTTCTTCACCATCTTCTTCACTTACTGCTTCAGTGTTTTCACCTACTGCTTGATCAGGAGCCTTTTCAGCTTCATCGTCTTCGTCGCCTTGATCAGAAGGTGAACCTTCTTCTTCAGGACCTTGACCATCGTCATCACTAGACGCATCGCTTGGCTCTTTATTATCAGCTTTACCAATATCTGAAGAGTCCATTTCTTCATCTACGGATTCTTCTCCGTCGAATGGATCTTCATCGCCGGCTTCTTCATCACCAGCATCGGCTTCCTCTTCCTCGTTTTCCATTTCAGCTTGTAGCTTTTTGGAAAGCATTGATTTCAGATGAGGTGTAAAGGCTTCTTCGAGGGCTAATTTAGCATTTGCTAGTGCTGTTTCGCGCACGGCTTTGGCATCAGCAATTGCTTCTTGTAATAGTTTATCCATTAGGATTCTCCTCTAAGAGGTTTACATTTATTATATAGTTATTAGGGAACTATAATCAGATTTGATTATTTCGAAACACTCAACGAACGTGAGTGCATTATTATTTTGAATAAATATACTTAATATATCTTAAAGTTCAGCTTTTTTTGACCTAATTTGAGCACGACGTCTTGCTTTGGCATTTCTATCACGCTTTATCGCTGAGGGTTTTAAATAAAACTGTCTTTGCTGTAATTCATGCAGAATACCTGCATCTTTAACTTTTCTTTTAAATTTACGTAATGCGAACTCTATTTTATTATCTATAACCTTGACATATATTGACATCTAATCCTCTTCTTTCTCACTATCATGTTGTCTATACGATTTTCCCTCTTGAGCATCATTAATTGTAAAGTAACGATTTAAAATCGTTCCCATATCTTCATACAATGCTGCCATTCTATCTTGTAGGGCTTGTGCTTCATTAGCAATTTTAGCAAATGATCCTGCTTGTTTCTTAAGATCATTCATATTTCTTTGTACAGTTACCTTATCAAACCATTCAGAAGCTTCTTCTACAACGTGTTTTTGTGATGCCTCTGCTATTTCTTTAAAAATAAGACCAACTTCTGCTAAATTATGTTTCTTGTAAATTGATGGGCCATAAGACTGAAACTCTGCAACAGTCTTGACAAGATCTTCTTTTGTCATTAGCTTGTCGCTTTCTTCCTTTGCTACAAGCTGCTTTGCCATTTGTAATAATTTAGCACCATCAGATCCATTCATATCTCCTATTGCTTCCATAGGAACTATTCCACCGATACCGATGCTTTCATTTAATATATCTTTTAATTTTGAACTCTTTGCCATCTTATTTTCCCATTAAAATATTTCTTATATCAGTTTCAACACGTGCCCATTTATTAGAAACTGTTGTTGATCCTTTTGATTCATGAACTGGTTGTAAAAACGCGCCGTGCGTTGAAGGATTGGAAACAAAATCAAATGCAATTAATTCAAAATCATTTTGAACTTCATCTTCATTCCCTTCCTGTTTAATTGAGCCTAAACCTCTTGAGCTAATACCTAATTTAATACCACTCTTAAATAATTCTCTTAAAATATTCCCTGCAGGTGTACTAAGTACTTCAACAGTACCCACTAAATCATTATTTTTCCAATGCATTTCTAATACATTATGAGATACATTTTGTAAATTAACTACAGAACTATCTGGATGATCTAATTCACCCATTGCCCTTCGCTGTCTAATAAATTCACTGGTATATTTTTTAGCTTCTCTCATTAAAATCTCTTTAGGGTATACTCTGCCATTTTGATTCTTAGATTCTGCACGTTGCAAAACACCATTTACAATCAATCTTCCACCATTTTTGTCCATTGATTCATTAATCTCATTTCTAGAAATTTCAAATGGAATTGTATCTACTAAAAGTTGTTTCATTATACTAAATCCTTTACTCTTTGTGACAATCTGATTAATTTTTCTGAAATCTTATTGAGTGCTACTTTTGTTCTATCCATATAGCTATCAGATTCGAATTGCATTTCATTCTTCAACCTAACATTATACTTAACTGCCTTATCAATTAAATCGATACTGTCTCTTATCGCCGTCATTGATCTGGCTATTTTTTGTTTTGTTGACAAATCTTCATTATTTTTCCATTGATAATAGTTTTCTTTAACAACAGACATACCATCAGATAGATTTAATTCTTCCTCTTCTTTTTCATCATTACGAAATGCATGTGGTGTAGAATATTCTCCGCCAACACTAGCAGTTGAATTCATTTCCTTAATTTCTTTACGTATTAATTGCCTAATTAATTCTACCAATCGCTTATTTTGTTGCATTTCTTACGTCCTCCATAAGTTGATAAAACCGCATTAATTTTAAGACGTTATGTGAGTGCTGTTTTGAACTATATTTCGTGTCCTCTATCAGCTTTATACATTCTTTAATTTTTATTTTTATTACTTTATCATCAATTTTAGGTAGCGATTTTTTTAAATCAAATGAGATACCTTTAAATTTAGATTCTAAAAAGTCATTCAAAACATTAGTATTAGAAAGATTATTAATATATTCCCTTAAAACATCTTTCTGATTTCTAGAAAGTGATTTATATTTTTTATTAAATTTTTCAATTAAAATTTTGTATGTTATGCTACGTAAATCTTTGTTTTCACGTCGTAGAGTTTTCATTAATTCTGTTTCCTCTGATTTTTTATCAGATGTCATATTCTCTACAATAGTATAATGGTTCTTAGAAAGTGCTGCAGGATTGCTGTAGTCTTCACTTAGAACATTATTAACTGCTGCTAAAATTCTATAATTTCCCACACGAGACTTAAAGAATTCATTCAATTCAAAACCTTCCTTAATACTCTTAATAAGGTTATATTTCTCTAATTTAAGTCTATTTTTATCAATAACTTTATTAAATGCTTTAATTGTAGTCTCAACTAAATGTTCAGCCCTATCTACTGACTTAAATTTTGATTCAATAAGAACATTAAAAAGCCTATTTTCTTTAAAAAGCTCTGATCCTTTATGAAAATGCTTTTTCAATATTTCAGTTGCCAAAGAAGAAGACGCATTATTCAAAATGTCCACTGTTATTTGCCTCGTAAGTAACTCAAATAAGAGGCCTGTATTTCTGTATTTAGAATGCTTCATTTAAACCCTAAGCTAAATTATCATCTATAAATATAAACTTATTTATTTTTTGTTTTTTTCTTTTTATTATTAAGTTCTTCATCAATACTGTCAACCTCTGTGATCATTTCCTTTTCTTTTTCACCATAATGTGATTTTAGTTTATCTAAGTGTGACAATGCTAATGGACTTTTTCTGTATTTGTGTTTTATTGGATTTTTATTATCAGGCTTTCTAGCACTTGCATAATCATATTTTCCAACAACATCACGAACACCGCCGAGCCTGCTTCTATCTTCTTTATCTCTTCTAGCAGACTTATGTTTTAATACTTTTTTTCTTGATTTATAATCCTCATCCTCATCAAACATAGCGCCAGAAGGTGTACCATCGTCGCCTGTTTGGTCTAGATTTCCGGGCGTACCTTCAGGTGCCATTGCAGTTGCCATATCATAAGGTGTTCCTATGGCTTGACCTGATTGAACAGGATCGTTACCTTCCATTTCAATTTGTGAAAGTCTAAACGCACTTTTCTTATCCTCTATTATTTCTTTATCAAGCTTTGCTACCTCTTCATCAGTAAATAAGAAAATATTATCATATACCCATTGAGAAGAAACTAATCCTGCGTTGTCCATGCTTTCTGCTAGTGAGTTTTTCTTTTCCCACAGGTCTAATCTTTCATGCTCATAAATTGTTGACGGATTTGTTAACATTAAATCAAAATCAACTAAAGCAGAATCAGTAAAACCCTGTGAATAAAGATGTGCTACTGCTATTTTTGTGAGCTCACTAATAACAATTCTTTGAATTCTTTCAATAGTACGTGCAAATCTAACATCTTCTGCAGCTAATGTAGCCTTAGATCCAACTTGTTCTTCATAACCCAAGAAGGCTTTTGGAATTTTAAGTGCTGCCAAAAGCTTATTTCTTAAATATTCAATATCCTCAACAGCTTCATAAGTTAACCCAGGTAGAGATTCTATCATTGTACCACTATCACCACCTCGAACAGGTAAGTAAAAATCTTCTGTAAGATTCTGCATATTGTACTGTAAATTATAATCACCTGTCTTTTCATCAACAACTGGTGCTTTTTTCATCTTATCGATGATTCTTTTCATGTATGTATCTACTTCACTTGGAGGTAAATTTCCAATATCAATCTTAAAAATTCTCTTTTCAGGTGCCCTCATAATTCTATGAATCAACATAGCATCTTCCATAAGAGATAATTGTTTCCAAGTCTTTCTACCGCCCTCAATCATAGACTTGCCGTATGGTAAATAATTTGAATCTGATAGCATTCTAAAGTGTGCTATTTCAAAGTTTTCAAATTCTGTTCTTGGTGCATTCCCTGCTGCGTTTCTTGGATCAGTCGTATCTAAAATGTATTTTACTTCTTGAGGATTTTCGGGATTCCATCCTTCAATTCTAGACACATCATAAGGAGACAAAGGTTCTATATTGATAATACCCCACTTCTCCTGTACATTTAACTTTAAATAAAGATCACCATACTTTACTAAGTTCCTAATCCACGGCCACAAATTAAATTCAATATTTAGTATATCATAAAAAAGATTGTGTAGAATATCTTTAATCTGATTATTATTACTTTTTATTTCTAAGACATTGCCGTACTCTGATTTCATCGTTGATTCATCTGCATAAACATCTAATGCAGAAGAAATGATTGAATCATCATCCATTGCCTCATAGTCTCTAAATAGTGATATTCTTTGAGCCTTTGCTAATTCACCAGAATAGCCCATATAACCACCGTAGCCTGCTGTTGTAGCAAACATCCTAGTATAACGATCCATTAACTGCTTGGATCCTTGTTGCATTTTGTCTGTATCAACAATTTTTAATTTTTTTCCACCAACGTTTCTTACAATAACATTAGTAGAAAATAATCTTCTAATTCTATCAAAAAATGTATCTTGTTTTGCCATTTTATTCTTTACCTATTAACCAAGTTAGTGATTCTTTATTATCTCCAACGTGCATCTTCCAACCATAGTCTTCTTTTTCTTCAACCTTGTATACACCAGTATTACCATCTATCTTTGACATCGCCTCTCTTGTCATTCTCATATTTTCATCATGAAGACGTAATGCTGTCTCCCTTATCCAAAGACCGATAGCCATACTCATAACTAAATCATCATTATATCCTTTTAAAGCTTCCGGTTTCCCATTATTAAATATAAATACAAATAATTCCTCTATCAATCTTATAGAATTTATTTTTAATTCTTTTTCTCTAATAAATTGTGCTAGCTTTTCTATAATAAGAGGCCTACTTTTTAATGAAGTTGTGAAACCAGGAACCATCTGTTTATTCTCATTCTTATATTTGTTTGTATATTGCCTATTAACATCTACATATCTTAAGTCTTTTTTCATCCAGAATAAATTTTTATAATCTCTATCAATCAATATTTGTAATACAGCCCATCCAACGTTATTATTCTCAACAACCATTAAGGCATCATTATATTCTGTGGCAACAGACATTAGTATGCCTGCAAATCTTGTTGTACCTTCCTTCGATTTATACTCTGCAACTTGCTCAAGTGTCTCTAAATCTAATACATGAAAAGCAGAATAATCACCCCCATCACCACGTGCAACATCAGCACTAAGTATGTATCTTTTATTTAAAACAGGTTGTGACCATATCCACATTGCACCATCATATCGTTTTTCTGTCGGCTTTTGAATAAAATTATCTTGATATTCTTTTAAAATTGGTCCTGGCACTACTGATTGTCCTGATGTAATAAAGTCACAATCACATTCTTGAGCCGCCATATCGGGTCCTAATAGCTTGTCTTGCTCATCTCTCCACTCTTTGCCTCTGTTTGGGTGTACAGTCCAATGTAATTTAATAAAATTAAAGCTATTAGCACCTGTTTCAGCATCTGACCACGTCTTATGAAACCAATTTCCCATACCATTTGGGGTAGATAGTGCAATACACTTACCACCTGTAGCTAGCGTCTGTTGAGCTGCTGCCCATATTTCATCAATATTTTTTATAAATGCAGCCTCATCTATGATCAGTAAAGATAATGCTTCAGAACGACCTGCTTCACCAGTAGATGATATTGCTTTTATTTGAGAACCGTTATTATACCTAAGCGATAGTTTATTATCCTCAACACATTTTTGTTTTAACCATGCAGGAAGACCTTTATGCATTACTCTTACCTTTGTAACTAAATTTTTTGCTACTTCCTGTTTAGTTGCAATAACTAGAATATTCTTATCATGATGAAATGTCATTAGCCATAATGAATAGCCTGCTGAAAGTGTTGATAATCCTAGCTGTCTTGCCTTTAAAATCACATTATAATCATGATTTTTAAAATCTTCTAATGTTTTACCCTGAAAATCATACAAATTAAACTTGATTTTTCCCTTTACTGGATGTTGAATATAACAATACTCTTTCATAAAGTACACAGGGTCAAGTGCACACTTAACATACTCTTCTCTTATCTGAGATCTGATCTGTTTAGTTGTCGCCATTATGTGTCTCTATTAGTTCGTTAATTTCAGATAGCGCTGTCCCTAATTCTTCTAATGCTTCATCTGCCATTTGTTCAATTTTAGGATCTTTTTTATAAGTTTCTATATGAACAAACCCTGTATCTATGTTTACAGGCTCTACAAATGATGCATCTTCTTGCGCACGCCAACTAATTATTGATTCTATCTGTTCTTCTATTATAGACTTTTTATTTTGTAAATATTTTCCTGTTTCCCAATTATCAAATGTACCCTCAACTCTCATTTTATGCTCAATTTGTAACTGACAATCGAAACAATGGTTGTATAATCTCCACATCTTGCCATCTAATCTTTGATTTTTCATTATCTTTTTACATTCAGGACAAAACCACGGCATTCTAACGCCCTTCATTATTTCAGTTAGCTCTGATGTTCGTGTTTTTCCATTTAGAGATTTTTCTTTTCCCTCATAGCCAACCATCACACGTTTTTCAACAGGTTTTCCTTCTAAAATATTTTTTAATGCTCTATCTTCACTATTCATGATTATCTCGAAAATTTCATTAAACCTGTTATTTGATTAATTGGAGCAAAAAACCCTGTAAACTTATACGTCTTTCCATTAAACTTAAAAACTAATCCCTCAGAAGGAACTAATGCTGACAAATCCCCCATATCATTTATCTTACTTAGTTGTGTTTCTAATTTACTAATCGAAGATGGGTCTTTTTTACTTCTAATCTCTTTTGCTGCCTTATCTAAGTCTGCTCTTAATTTCTGTACAGTTGCAGATGGGTTAGGTGCTAACCAATTGCTAACATTTTTTAATATTTCTGAACCAACTTCAAAAAATAAAACCTCAAATGGTCGCATATTGTCTTTTAACATTGCTGCAAGGTCTAATTTTTCTGTTGTTTTTACCCATTCAACAAATTCAGGATACTCATCTTTTAATTTATTGATTTCTGTCATCTTATATGACTTATCATTAAATGCCCAGCGCTTCATAAGGGGATATAAAATAGTATCTGGAATATTAGCAAAATCTGTAGAATGTGCTCCTGCTAAAATATACTCTAGCCAATAATGTTGGTGATATAATGAAACCTCATCTGTATCTTTCAGTTTATATATATCTTGCAACTTTTTCAAAGCACCAAAATATTTTTGTCTCTTCTTAGTGAAGTCCTTTGATTTTGCTAATTTAAGAACGTTTGGACCCTTAAATGCAAATTTTGTTTTAATACCTTTGTTAATTTTATTAATAATAGTAGCTATTTTTCTACCTCCACCTTTTATCTCACCTGAGGGCGTCCATGCTTCATTATACTTTAGGATTCCGTGAAATATAATTTGTGCACCACCATCATAGTCTATTACATTTTTTGTATCAGGATATATTATCTCTATATTAGCCCAATTTTTACCATTATCAAACAAAGTTTCTTGATCTTTTTTTGACATTCTCTCTAGAGATGATTTTAAATCTGTCATTGAATATACAAATGCATTCCTAACAGTAGGAATATGATGCTTAAATTTATTCTTTACATCATCAAGTGTCAGACCACCAGACTTAAGATTACCTTTATTCCTAGCAGCCCTCGCTTCACCATCTACTACTGAAACCATAATATTTTGACCATCTAATTTTTCTGTTGTTACCTCTTCTTTATC